GCTGGCCTGGAATCACCACGCCTTCGAAGCCCACTTCCGCAAACCCGATCCCCGCCATGAGTACATCGCTCAGAACTTCATCGATCGCCACCTTCGAATTGACGCCATTCGGGCCCAGGGTTTCGTTTAGCACCGCTTCGAAGGTGGGCACGGCGGCCGCACAGTCTGGACGCTTCGGGCTAAGTACCACCGTGGGCGTGCGGAAAAATAGCTGCGCCTTTTTCGCTTCACTCTTGAAAAAATCCACGTTTACCTGCACCCATTCGGACTGTGGGAACGTGGCTAGGGTGTAGGGCTGCGCGCGGTAACGTTCCACATTCGTCTGCCATTTCGGCAGTTCACGCTGGATCCCGTCTTTCGCGGCCTGGATTTCTGACTGCCAGTACTTCAGCGATCCGATCGCGTCACCCTCGGGCAGTGGGCGCACCGTTGGCGCGCTGGGCGTGCCCATCGGATCGGACGCGGGCGGCTGCAGCGGTGGAAACAGGGCCGAAGCCATGGCCTGCGCCCGCAGTCTACGGGGCCTGCGGTAAACTGTCAAGAATCTGACGCCATGGGCCGCAGGCCGAAAACCCAGGACGCGCTACAAAATCCTGACACTGACACGGCGCAGTACTGGGCGCGCGTGAAGGCGGCCAAGGCGGCCGCAGGCCGGGGTATGACGGCGGCTGTGCAGCGCGCCGAACGCGCCGCGCTGCTGCAGCCCGAAGCGGTGACGTATCACCCACACGCGAAATGCTGCTGGTGTGGCGGCCGTTTCTGGCTGGCCTTGAACGTCTGGCTATGCAGCACGCCTGCGTGTGCTGCGAAACAAAACGCCTGGGCCCTGTGGCGGCCGCCGCGGGAACCTGGCGCGCCGCCCACCCCGCTGTACATGCCCACCCCTAGGGCTGTGGATTTTCTAGCCGCGCAGCAGACCACCACGCGCGTGCTGTACGGCGGGGCTGCAGGCGGCGCGAAATCGCACACGCTGCGATGGGGCTTGTATCGCTACGCGCTGGCGATCCCTGATTTCAGCGCGCTGCTACTACGCCGCACGTACAAAGAACTAGACAAAACGCACCTGGAACGTATGCAGCGGGAACTGCCGCTGCTGGGTGGAACGTTCCGCGCGTCCGAACGGGCAGCCGTCTTTCCGAATGGCGCGAAAATCAGCGCGGGCCACTGTGAAACTGACGCAGATTTCATCGCGTACTTGTCAACCGAATATGACGTCATCGTTATAGATGAACTGGTGACATTCCCAGAAGGGCCAGCGCTTGAAATTATGTCCCGCGCCCGCACGTCTAACGCGGCCGTGCACACAGCCCTGGGCGGGGCCAAGGTGTGGGCCGCGACGAACCCAGGCGGCCATGGGGCGCGCTGGGTAAAGGATCTATTCGTAGACCGTGAACCCGATCCCGATCAGTACCCGCGCTACAAACCCGATCACTATGCGTTCATCAGCGCGAAGCTAGACGATAACCCGTACCTAGATACAAACTACCGCGACACCCTAGAACAATTACCAGAAGATCGGCGCAGGCAATTGCTAGACGGGGACTGGAACGCCTGGGATGGGAGATTTTTTAACGAATGGCGATCCACGATGGACGGGGAACCGTGGCACGTAGACGAACCCCTGATCCCTGATGGCGTGGAATGGATCGGCAGCCTGGATTGGGGATACAACGCGCCAGGCGTGTTTGGCCTGTGGGCGGCGCTGCCAGATGGGCACTACCACCGCGCCAATGAAATCAAATTCCAGGGGACGCCTGCGCCGCAGGTGGCGGGGCTGTGCCACAAACTGATCGCGGACACCTGCGGCGGCGCGCGGCTGCGCTACATCGTGGCGGATCCCAGCATGTGGGCGCGCACAGGCGCGGGCCGCGGAGAATCGATCGCGGAAACCTTGCAGCGCTGCAAACTGCCGATGCGCCGCGGGGACAATACGCGCGGGGCCAACGGGTGGCAGCAGGCGCACGATCTGCTGCGCATCGCGCCAGACGGGCGGCCGTGGGTATCGATCAATCCGCGCTGCCGCTATTTCCTGCGCACGGTGCCCATGATCGGGCAGTCCCCGCACGATCCCGATGATGTGAATACAGACGGGGAAGATCACGCCTGCGACGATTACAGGTATTTTGCGAATTCGCGGCCCAGCCCCACCCGCCAGCGGCCCGAGAGTCTGCCCGCGCACGCCATCGGGCGCACGCTGCAGGATCTACGGGCGAAACTTGCCTGAGCGCGGCAGCTGGCAGTGTTCCAGGTCCGCGATCAGTTCATCCCACCAGTTTGCGATTTCGGGCACCAGATCGGGGCGCAGTAGGGCGGCGCGCCTTACCTTGTCCTGCAGATGCAGCACGGCCAAGGGCCTGCAGTTTCCCGCGGTGCTTTTCTCGGATGGCCACTTCAGAATTCTGGGCTGCCTGGCGTGCTGTGGCATGGGTTGGATCGTCCGCGCTGGAAAACGCCTTTGTACCAGATCTTTGGCTGCGGAATACAGGAATTTCGGGTACGTCCGCGGTACTCTTTAGGCCCACCAGCCGATCTGCCGCTGTTTGGCTGACTCTATGGACAGCCGCACGGATCGCCGTGTGCGATCGGATCAGTGCGTCTTTTTCGGCAGGTGTCAGGCCCAGCCAGATCACGTCCAGGGTAGTGAGCGCATCCAGCGGGCGCGCGGGCCCGAAGATGGCCCCCAGCAGATCCGCGATCTTCCCCTTGCCTGCGATGCGCAGCACGTCTAGCGGGTTCGATCCGATCGCCTGGGCCAGGCGCAGGCAGGGTTCAATATCCACGCTGTAGCCGCCCGCCCGCATGGCGCGGCTGATCACAGGATCAGACAGGCCCATCGCTTCGGCCAGGGCATGGCGCGTGCGGAAATGGGCCTGCGGGCCCACCAGGCCCTGCAGAAACTGGCGGAATCCCACCAGGGGATCGGCTGGGGAAAATTCATCACTCATAACCACTTGACTCCAATCAATAAGGGGCGTAAAACATTGCGCTAATGAAAGCACTTGCCACAAGACATTCCCGGAATCCCCTGACGCCCAGGGAACTGCACAGCCTGCGGCAGATCCGCCTGCACCAAGGCTGGAGCTTTACCCGCATGGCGGAACTGATCGGGAATATGTCCGGGCCCACGTTATTTCGCATCCTCGATGAACAGCACCGGGGAAACGAAATCAGCGTGTTCCGAATTCGCCGGTTCCTGCAGGGCAATCGGGATGATGCAGGACGATAACGGGGGCCACGATGGCGATGGGCCAGAAATACATGAGTACCCAGGACATTGCCCAGGAATACCGCTTCGTGTACCGCGATGGGCGGCTGAACCTGAACGCAGTACGTGATCTATTGAATCGCAAGGCGGGGCAGATTCGGCAATGGAGTCTAGGCCGCAAACGCCTGGCGCTGCGGGAAGATATCGAAGCCCTGCTGACGCCCAGAAAGGATATTGCCTAGCCACAAGGTTAAGCGGCAATGAACACAACGCGGCCGCAGTGTAGCACGGTTGGTGTACCCCCCAAGGGGTATATCTTCCAGCCAAGATCGTTAGGGGGGGGAGTGACACAAGCGATCGCGCCAATCGCACCAACGGGCCGCCTGGCCCCGTTTTCCGCCGAACAAATCGCGCTGATCAAACGCACGATCGCGCGGGATGCCTCAGACGATGAATTACAGCTATTCCTGGGCGTGTGCCAGCGCACGGGGCTGGATCCGTTTGCCCGCCAGATTTACTGCATCAAACGATGGGATGGCAGCCAGCAGCGGGAAACCATGGCAATCCAAGTCTCGATCGATGGGTTGCGCCTGGTGGCTGAACGCAGCGGCCACTACGCGGGCCAGGTAGGCCCGTGGTGGTGCGGGCCTGATGGCCGCTGGGTGGATGTGTGGCTAGACAAGATCCCGCCTGCCGCGGCCAAGGCGGGCGTACTGCGGCACGATTTTACCGAACCCGTGTACGGGATCGCGCGCTGGGCCAGCTACGTGCAAACCAAACGCGATGGCCAGCCCGCGCCGATGTGGGCCAAAATGCCCGATGGCCAGTTAGCGAAATGCGCTGAAGCCCTGGCGCTGCGAAAAAGTTTCCCGATCGAATTGTCCGGTTTGTACACCGCTGACGAAATGGCGCAGGCCACCGTGGCCCCGCCGCCAGGCGTGAACGTCACCACGGGCGAAGTGATCGAAGCCCCGGAAGGCTTTGACGATTGGCTACAGGAACTGCGCGTGGTGGCCGATGAAGGCACGCAGGCGCTACAGCGGGCCTGGCAGGAATCCGATAAAGACTACCGCCGCTATTTCGTCACCACTGATAAAACTGGCTGGGAAACCCTGAAAGATAAAGCGGCGCAGGCGTCTGCGGCCAGTGCTGAGGATCCTGCGCATGATTATCAATAACTGCGCGCAGCGTACGCCCGAATGGTTTACCGCCCGCCTGGGCCGCCTGACGGGATCGAGCGCGGCTGATATGCTGGCCACGATCAAATCCGGGGAAGCGGCGGCCCGCCGCGATCTGCGTATGCGCCTGGTGTGTGAACGGCTGACAGGCACCCCGCAAGATGACACCTTTAGCACCGCCGCCACCCAGCGCGGGATCGATCTAGAACCTGCCGCGTTTGCCGCTTATGAAGCCCTAACGGGCCAGGTGGTGGCACGGGTGGGCTTCTGCGGCCACGAAACCCTGATGGCTGGGTGTTCTCCCGATGGGTACTTCGATCAGTTCAAGGGCCTGCTATCGCTGAAATGCCCGAAAACCACCACGCATGTGGCGTACATGCGCGCTGAAGTGATGCCCGCCGCCTACGTGCCGCAGATGACACATGAAATGTGGATCACGGGCGCGCAGTACTACGATTTCATGAGCTTTGACGATCGCCTGCCCGCCGATCTGCAGACGTATCTGATCCGCGTGCCACGTAATGCGAG